CACCACAATAGACAAATGATCCAAGATAATCCATCCACACTCACATCCATGAACCATATACCTAATGCGATTAAGGAGATTGCTAGACTCAATGGAACCAAAATGGTCGTAGGTAAAGAACTTACCCCCGCCGATAACTTCATTAAACGCTTCCTTGAGTTGTTCTTCGGAGACGTTCATATCCAAGTGTAGTGGACGGTTAAGATGGATTCCAAGCATCCCAAGAACGGTTCTACGAACACTTTCTTCAAGGGCTATGTATCCCACAGTCTGACCGGACTGAACCAGCCAGTGAGCGATCTCACGGCAAATCTGGCTTTTACCAATACCGCTTCCCGCTGTGATAGTTACAAGCTCTCCCCTACGCAGTCCACGGGTAAGGTCATTCAGGCCAATCCAAGGGTAGGGCAGGGAATCAATGCGCGGGGCATTAACAAGGGCATCCCACATCTGAGTAGCGTCCACGATGCCATCAGGTCGGTAGCTCTTAGCTGACCAAACTGCGTCGATAATCTTAGCACCGTTTCCGCTCACCAAAAGATCGTTGGCATCCTTGGCTCCTAACGTAGCAATCTTGGCTCTGTTAGGTTTTAGAACAGAAGCACACTCTTTTGCTGCTTTGATTCCATGCTCATCATTATCGAACATGAATACCACAGTCTCAAATGCGTCTAAATATTCGATGTTTGCTTTGACAGCTTTCAAAGCTCCTTGTGCTCCGTTAGGCACAGAGACTACGGGCCATTTGTTGTTCTGGACTTGGGACACTGAGAGGGCATCAATTTCACCCTCAGTAACGACCACCATTTTACCCCCATCCTTCCAAAGATGCTGTCCGTAAAGGCCCATTTTAGAAGCATCCCCTTTAATGATAAATTCCTTGTTAGGGAACCGGAGTTTTTGGGCTACAATTTCCCCTTGAAGGTTGCGGTAGTTGGCAATCTGAACAGGCTGGTTATTGTAGATACCAACTTGGTAATCCCATTTGCGGATTGTTTCTTCGTTAATCCCACGTTTCTGCAAAGGACGGTGATCCCCTGCGACAAAATCAAAGCTCATGTTATTTTTGGGTGTTCTAGTTACGGAAGAACCATCTCCGTGTTTGTAAGCTTTACAGCTAAAGCAATATTCGTGTCCGTCTGTGTAAAGAGCATTGGCATCACTTGAGCCACACGCTTCACAGGGTAAGTGTTTTACGAGGCTGGATGAGCCACTCTCTAGGGACTCGTCCGTTGTCTGAATAAAGGAATCCATGTTTTTTAGCCCACTGTCCGTAGGTTGTTTTTGACCTCTTATAAATTCTGTTGCTCGCGCATTGGAAGACGAGGCGCAAATCCAAATCAGGGTGTTGCTCTTTTACGAGAAGAAGCTTTTTACGGTCTTCCCTGCGTAGATAGCCTTTTGCTTCAATATGAATACCATTAGGTAGTATGAAATCTGGAAGGTAAAAACGAGATTCCGAAACCACGAAAGGGATTTTTTTAGTTTCATATTCAAAGGTTGTGTAACACAGAATTTGAATTGCTACCCCGTCTTCCAACTTGGAGCGAAAACGTAACCCACGTTTTGCTTCTGATTTTTTACGTCTTCGGTTAGGCATGGGTTAGCATTGTCTCGGTTAATGGAGGATTAAAATTCCTCCCCAGACGTTGCGGTGTTGCTCGCCTCGGAAGGCTCTTTCGGCTGATCGGAACCAAACAGCGTATCGCTGAATGTTTCGCCACCCGAAACAAAGCCTTCTTCGTCAGTGGAAAAGCCGAACTGTTCCGCGCTAACCAACTGCGAGGGAGATTTCAGGTCAATAACCTGAACTGCCTTCAATCGGAGGCTTACGCCAACTCCCATCGCTGGAACATACCACGGCTTGATTTCTGCTGCCACTTTCAGAATTGAACCCGCACCGATAAGGTCAGTAATTGGGTTGCCTTTTGAATCCAAAAGAGCAACTTTCATTTCGTAAACCTGACCGGATTTTGCCGTAATCTTAGCGATGTTGGCAAACTTGACGATAACTTTGTCACCGTCTTCTTCCCAAGGGAAAGCACGAACATTGAGCTTCTCTTTTTTCAGCAAGGCACACTGTTCTTTGTAGAACTCCCGTGTGATGCTTTTGATCTGCTCAAGGTATTGGGTGGCATCTGCCGTAGGAATAGCGAGTTTTACGGAATACTCACCTTCCTCCTTGAACTTCGTTGAAGGGGTGTTGAGCCTCGGATACACAGCCACCCCTTTAGGGCTGACGAGACGGACGTATTTAGGTTTATCGTTCATTTTTGACATGAATCCTTGTTGATTCAGCAAAGAAAGTATTCCGACTGACGCACTTGGTCAATAGGAAAATCTTCATCAATGCTGAAAATTTTTTCTGGTTTGTTTTTGACTACTTGGCACGACAACTGCTGACGAAAATCTTCCAGAAGATTGCTGGAAAACATATCGGCGTAAGTGTCTCGCACCAAGGAGATTATGACTTGAACATCGCTGGGGTGGGTGGCATAGCAATCGTGAATAACCCCCAAAGATATACCAAGCTGAGAGGCTTTCTGTGCAACGATGTGGGCTACGGAAGCATCCAGACTGTGAACAAAGTTGGCACAGATTGAGTTGATCGTAGTGCGTGAACTGACTTTTGAATCGTCCTCAGTCATAAAAGATCGGTTCACCATTTTACGTTCTACCGAAAAGTTAAACGACTGTATTTCAGTTTTGGGATAAGCACAAACAACCCTAAACCCGCTCGGAGTTAGCCATTGGACAAACACGTTTTGGCTGGAAACTTTCTTGGTAGTTTCTTTGAGCCATTCCATGACTTGTTTGGGGCCATGCAAAAGATCACCCATCACCTCCCGTATGACATTACCAAGCAACAAAGCGGCACTTCGTCGTAGGCTATCCGGTAAGATGTCATAAGTCTTTGGCTCATTGAAGCTGATACGCTTGAACTCAGAATCAATGGCTTCCAGTGTTCCTTGGGGTTTGATTCCGTAAGGCATAGCCATCACCGGAACTTTAATCACAGAACGTCTGACCAAACCGCTTTGCAGTAGTTTTTTGGAAAGATCATCGTTGGTTTCCTGTAGCCTTGAGATTACCCGATTAAGAACTGTCCGGTAGATGTCGTTTGGCCCAGCTTTTTTGGAAGGATTCAACACGTTAGTCAACACAGCTACGGTTTTGTCACGACTAAGCAGGGAAAGGATTTGCAATCCGTTGTTGGTGGAGTCAATCCCACAAGGAAGGTTGGTTTCAAATTCTTCAGTTGTCCGTGTGTGGAATCTCCAATACTCAAAACACCACGCTAGGAACTGCCAAGGCTTGTCGGCACTTGTCCACCAAGTTTCCGAATAAGGGTCTTCGGCACTCCTTCTGATGCTTTCAAAATTCTCATCTACCCATTGTAACCGGACTTCAAAGCTTTCCTTGTCCATGCCGAACTTGTTGGCTCCGTTGATGAGGAACCAGTTGAAATCTTCTTCAGTTTTGAGCGGCTTGGCTTCACCGAACGTAAGCAGACTGCGAGCAAGGTCACTCCCTTGTGGATGCAAGCACTCGGTTGAGTAATACATACGTCCTCGGAAATCTAACTGCATTGGGAACCAAAGTTTCTCGTGTCCTTTGAGCAAACGAGCTATGTGAATTGTTTTAGCAATAAGGAAAAATCTGGTCTTATTCTCGTAGTTGGATCGGTAAACATTGTTGGCTTGCCTTCTCCAATACTTACGAGCGTTCTCGTTTGTTTCCATGTCGTGCGGCTTTGGAGGTAGGTCTAAAAGACCGTGGAAAGGGAGGATGTCATTGATACTCCGCTTCTCGGAAAAATATTTATCAACTACTTCCAGAACTTGTGTGTTCACCTTCCAAGGGACTTTTTGAAGCCCATTAACAGCTTCTATAGCGGTTCTCATGGGGTTGTTACGAGGGACGCTATGGTGTAAACGGTGATGAGATTTGATAAGTGGGAGCTTGTTTTGAGGTAGCTTGTATCCCCCAGAGTAAAGCTGAAACGGTTGCCATTCGTCGGGAGAGGCTACCATTGGATAACGAACTGGATTCATTATTTCACAATGCTCGTCCATCTTTTCAACCCACTGTTTAGCTTCTTCAGCTAGGACAACGTGTGTCTTCATCCTAAAATTTGGACTACGTAGAAGTATGAACTCAATCAATCCGGTGCTGGATTTAAACAACTGAACAAGACAGTTACCAATCACCAGCCTTTGCTTTGTGTCGAATGAGAAGCCAAACCCTTTTGCTGTGAAAATATCCCGCAAAGAATCTTGTTTGTGTGATAGAGAATGGTGGGTATTGACAAAGTTTCTGATAATGTCGTTCCACTCCCTATTTGAGATACTTTCACTGGCTTGCTTCATCACGTAGCGGAACTCAATAGCGTGTCCCACCAGTAAGCATACCCTGTTCAATCCCTCACCTGTAGTTAGAGAATTGATAATTTCTTGTATGGCTGTTTCAGCTATTTCCTCAACTGAAAGGACTTTTCTGACTTCGTGGAAATAAGCAATATTACCAGCACGGAACTTCTCATTGGATTGGAACCACTGGCTCAATCCGGTGATGTAGTTTGGTAAGGCTTGCTTGAGAAGATTCTTTCCCCAATAGGTTTCAGATGTCTGCCCCATTTTGGAAAGGTTGTTAGTCCTCCTATGGTAACGCAACTTACCTTCTTCAATTTGGCTTTTCTCAAGAGCTAATTGGTCATTCATTGTTAGGCATACTAATATTGAGTTGGATGCCCAGAGATTGAGCTATATGAAGGGCATTGGGTATTTCATCCGACCTATCGTTAGGACACATACAACGAATTACAGGGATTCTGTAAGAAGCTATGAGGGTCAGGCAGGATGGACAAGGAAGCAGGGTCACATACAGAGCCATTACTTCATTAGGTTTGGCATAGCGCAAAGCATTGGCTTCGGCATGGATAACAATGGGTCTTCTGGCATCTCTGTTAGACCAATCTATTTCAACACCAGAAGGAACCCCATTGTATCCAACACCGACAATCGACAGGTCTTGACGCACAGCCACACACCCTACTTTTTGGTGGGGGTCTTCGCTTCGGGAAGCCACAGCCACGGCAAGACCCATGAACCATGTATCCCAATCGGGTCTGGGTGCAGATGTGCTGTTCATTTCGCGGCCTCATCTTTCAATCGAACAGCCTTTCTAAAGCTATCTT